GTAAAAATTCCTAATATATCAGAATATTCATTTAAAGATAAAACGTACACTCTTTGTCCCATATCTAATTATTATAAAATAAAATAATTAAATATTTTTAACATTCTTTTTCTTTAACATATTCTATCAATTGTTTATATTTTTCTTCAATTGATACTTTTTTAGATTTTGTAGTTGTCCAGTCTTTTTTAGATTCTTTATGTTTTGGATGCAATCTTCCACAACAAAATCCATCACCTTTTACTTTAGTTGCAGGAACATAATAACAGTATTTAGGAATATCTTCTGCTGTAATTTTACATTTTTCTGGTAAATTCGAACCTTTTATATATACTCTTTTTTTTTGAATATATTCTTCAATTGGTTCTTTAAGTTCTTTTTCTTTATTTAGTTGTTGTTTCGTAATAACAATTTTCTCTTTTGGAATTTTATGTTTTTCTCTTTTTGTAATTCTGTCTTCGCATTTATCAATTTTAGGAATTTGAACATTATTTTTAAGATTGTATTCTGATACTCTTTTACAAGTGTTAATAAATTCATCTTCTGTTAAACTTCCTTTCATATAATTACATTGACCACAACACGTTACACAATTATCAATAATATAACCAATTTTATTATCTTTTCTATCAATTCCATTTTTATGATTTTCAGATTTTTCTTTATCACAATAATAACAATTATCATTTACAATTTTTATAAATTGGTCTTTTGTTAAAGCAAAGTCCAAATCCTTTTTCATAGCTCTTCTTAAATATTCTTTATAAGGTACTGATTTTGAATCACTCCATACTTCTTTATCTAAACTTCCATTTCCACCAAAATGTTTTGAAATATGTTGACATCTTTTTATAAATGTTTCTGGATCTAAACTGCCTTTCATAAAATTACAATTTTTACAACAACTAACTACATTCTTTTTTTCATAACTTCCCATACTATCCATTCTATCTATTCCATTTAAACTTTTATCTGAAATAAAATCGCAATAAAAACAATTTGATGTCATCATTTTATAACACATTTCATCAGTTAAATCTTCATTCCAAACAATACCTTTTTTTTGCGATTGACTTTTTATACCACCGAATCTTTGCATAAAATTTTGCGTTCTCCATTTAGCTAAATGCTCTTTATTATTTTGACACCATTTTTTCATATTTTCAGCATTGTGTTTCAAATAATCTTGTTCATTTTCTTCTCTTTTCTTTTCACGATGTTTTATATAATATTTTTTTTCATTTTGTCTTTTATTTCTTTTTTCAATTACATCTGGTCTTTTCTTTTGTTTAGCATCTTTTAACAATACCACCAGATTTTCCAATAAAATCTGATACAAGTCTGTAACATTTACAGTTTGTACATTTTTGTTTAACTTCATTTTCCATATTAATAATCTTAAAATTATTAAAATAGATATTATTTTCAATTTTTATTAGGAGGACTGACAAAAATATACCAGCCATTAATTCGAATATGCTAATCCACCCCGGATAGCGTTTTTATCCTTTAGTTTTCACTAAAAGCCGGACTATATCTTAAGAAAAACGTAATAACGTTTTCCCCAACTCCATTTAGTCTCTGAACCTTCTTCCATTTATGGAAGCTTGGCTGCGGATTGTCCAATCCTAAACATTTTTACCTTTGGGTACGGCTATTAACCGTGTTCTTCTTATATTTTTCAATGTAAGAATGGTAGTTTAGGCTCTAAGGAGGTTCCCGCAATTTGAAGTTGTTGCAAATTAAATTAACATACGGCAAGGTAGGTCAATTCATTTACTAGCCAGTTATATAGAAATTTTTCATTTCCTACTATTTTACACTGTTTTTCATAATAAGTAATAGTAGAACTTATTATGCAGCTGACTGTTTGGCACAGGTTAATGTAAATACATTCTTTAATGCCAGCCATAATTCTAAGAACGTTATAGTTGATAGCATAAACACGAAGTTTAGAAGAACCACCAACGTTAGTTGTAAGTTGAAGAGTAGCATTATCAATACGAGACATATTGACAGTTCCAGAAGGTTGATGTTGTTCAGGGTTTAATGCAAATGAGTAAACATAAATACCAACAGCTGGGATACGAGTATGATGTTGGTATGGTTGAACAAGGTTAAAGTAAGCACCTTCTCTAGTAGAGAAACGATCTTGACCGTTTAATTGAAGCTTAGCATCAACAACACTGTGTCCACCAGAAGCAGATCCAGTATAATCAGCTAATTCCTTAGCATCATCTTGGACTACCCAAACAAGTTCCTTACATGGATGGTTCAATGCAAGTTTGCTCTTAATAGAACTTGATCCTGATGAAACAGATTCAGCTCCAGTAAATTGAAGTTGTTCAATAAGATATTCGTGTTGAACTTGAGCAAATTGACGACGTTCATCAGTATCAAGATAAATATAATCAATATAAAGAGATGCATCAAATCCAGATCCAACTGAAGGAGCTCCTCCAGTAGAAGTGTAAAGTGAAGCAATATCACTGAATGTAATGTTAAATTTAACTTCATGATATTGAAGAGCAATTAATGGAAGAGCTAGACCAGGATTTCTACAGAACCAAAATTGAAGTGGAATATAAAGAGTAGCTGCTGGAGTTGAAGAAGTGTTAGCTGTAGTGCTGTCATCAACGTTGTTATAAGTTTTAGTAGTTAAAGAAATAGTGTTACCAATCATAGTGTTGTATCCAGCTTCCTTTTCAGCAGTTTGAGTTAATTCATTCCAGATGTTTAACCAATCACCATAATGAGTATCAATGGTTTGTCCACCAATTTCAATAACAACAGTGTCAATTAAATTATGTCCAACCATCTTATCCCAAGCAACAGTTCCACCAGTAGTAGATAAAGTTGGAAGGTCAACTTGAAGATAAACTTTATGGATTAAATCACCATTTCTTGAAACAGTGCAAGAAACTTTTCGTCCAAAATCAACAGATCCGGTGAAAGTTTGCTCAATTGCTTCAATGGCAAAGTTTGTGTGTCTTCGATAGACAACTTTAAAAAAAGTAATTTGCTTTTGTACCCTACCTTTCGGTATATTTAAATTAGGGAATAGACTATATCTTAAGCGAAAATTTTCGCCCACTACCGTTTAGTCGTTGAACTGGGGCCATAGGATTTTTCCATTAGGCTTTGGCTGCGTACTCGTCCATTTCAAAAAATAATATTTATTATTTTTATCATATATTGCATTTTTACTATACCCCAGTGTATTCTGGGCCAGTAAACTTTTTCAAATTTACATTAGTAGCAAATATCTTTAGGATGTCGTCGCAATTTGATAGTGTCGCAAAAGAGTGTAAACTCTTTCACTAGCAGTTTTATTATTAATCATTTGATAAAAACACTTGATTTTGATTAATATAGGAATAATAACAGATTTTCCTATAACATATCCTAATAGTTATAGCTGACTACTTTTCTTCCCCATGTTATTAAGGATTACCTGTGAGGTATATATCTTGCTTTTATATGGTCTTTTCAAACCATATATTAGCCCTAATATCTCTATTAGGAATAGAGTACACCTTAAGAATTTTCAGATATGGCTAGTATCATCATAAAATCCCAACTTCCGTCTACTCGTTGAACCTTCATCTTATATCTACCTCTACCATCTCCGATGTTAGTCGGTAAGGTACCTAAATTGAATGTAAATATTCTGTAGCCAATTGTAATTTATCTTCCATAGAAGTATACTTACTTACAAATGATCTTTCTTTTAAATCTGGATGATGACTTATTCTGTATCCTTCTTTACCAGATGAATCTCTATAATAACGAAGATATTTAGGTAAATTTAAATCTTCATGGCGTTTTCTTGGACGTTTATCCAAAACTTTACCCAAATTCTTACCTATCATATTTTTTCTTCGTAATTCTTTTGTTTCATCTGATTGTCTTGATGTTGTTTTACCTGAAGTTAAATTATAACCATTTGGTGTCATTGTGTTTAATTGTTCAATATAAAGATTTTCATTATAATCTAGATCTTTTATTTCACATTCTTTTATTATTTCAATAGTAAAATTTTCATGTTTATATTTACGGATAGCATTATTTAATAATCTACAATAGTCTTTGCCATTTGTAGCATCTCTTATATGCTGTTTCCATCTACTTAAATACCCCCATTTTTTACCACTCGATAACATTTTAACACATTGACCAACATATTTTTTATTTGAAGGACTCGTTACACAATAAATTTCACCTTTATCCATTTAAAATTTACAAAATATTTTATTAATTCAATTTTATCAATATAAGATGCTTGGCTGCGGATTGTCTAATCTTTAACGTTTTTACTATGCCTCAGGTCATTACCCTTTGGTATTGTTAAGTATCACTACAAAACAAGTAGTAGTTAAAGTTACTTAAGAGGTTCCCGCAATTTGAAAGTTTCGCAAAGTACCTAGGTACCTTTAATATTAAAAGGCAAGGTACTTTACTAGCAAGTTATATAATAAGAAATACTATTATTCCTTATTTGTATATTTATACTGTTTATCTAATATGGTATATATACAAACCATATTAGCAGCTTACTATTCGAGCCCAGATATTTAAGCTCCATACGCTACTAATTGCATTAATCCACCACCCATTTTGTTTTTGTTTTTATACTATGCTAAAAGAAAAAAAATTTTCGTAATTAACAAATTAAATCGCATAAAAATACATATCTTTAAATTAATATACAAAAACTTATATTAAGACCATAATATTTACAATATTGTAATATTAATTTACATTTGATACCATAAATTAATATAAAAACAATTTTATGTAAAAATATTATATATCCAAACGAATA